AAATAACCGTTGATAGCCCATTGGCACAATACAAAACCAGCACACCAGCAACTGGACAAAAGACAATCAACATAAAAGGCCTTGCAAGCAGTTATGTACTGGATGATGCAGCAGTAGAAGATGCAGCCTTGGCAATCTTGCCGATTTTTAGCCAGCAAATCGCACAAGACCTTGAAGACGCCTTCGAAGATTGTATGCTCAACGGCGATACGGCTGCAACACACCAAGATACGGGTCTTTCTAGCTGGAACGCCAGAGAACGATGGGGGACAAGTGGCCTTGGTGGTGCATCAGACCATCGACGAACCTTCCTCGGTATGCGAGCCGCTGCCTTTGACCAATCAAACACACTTACAAAACCTGGAGCAAAGCTTGTTGTGGCCGACATTCTTAACGGTATTTCAAGCCTAGGTGAACTTGGTGCTTCTGAATTGGTAATGGTGGTATCGCCTGAATTTATGATAAAGCAATTGATGCCACTGGATGAAGTAATAACCATTGATAAATTTGGACCAAATGCGAGTATTTTAAATGGTCAAATTGGTTCAATCTTTGGTGTGCCAATTGTCATGTCTCGTTTCCTTACCAATGACCTTGACACAAATGGTCTATTCACTGGGTCAGGTAGCACAACTGGTTTCATCTTGTTTAATCGTTCATCTTATTACCTATATGAACGTCGTGGGATTGTAGTTGAGCAAGAGAAAGACATTTCAGCAGGTGCCATTCGCCTTGTTGCGACCTATCGTGCCGTAATGGGTTCACCGGATGAAACAAGCACTAAAAACACTTTCTTTGGCTTTAATTACTAGGAGTAAAAAATGTTTTATCTTTCAACCAATCTAACTCATGCAGCCGGAGACGGTTCAACAGAAAGTTATATCACTTTACCAATTGCGGCAAAGTTAAATTCTGTTCGCCTTTGCCCAGATGTTGCAGTAACCGCAAATAATACAAACTTTGTGACTCTATCAGTTGCTGATAATGCAGCCACTGCAATTTTCAGTCAGACAACTCAGGTGAGCGGAGGCGGTTCTTTGACAGCAGGCACACCAATAACAGTTACACTTTCAACATCGGCAGACTATGATTTTGCTGCTGGTGAAACTGTTAAGCTGCGAGTAGCTGATACAGCAGCAGGGGCAAATTGTGCTTTTACTGTTGTATATGAGTTTAAACCAGCTCGCTCATTCTAGGTTTTGATATGCCCTTAGTTTCAGTGACAACATTCAAGCAATACTTGCCAGAAGTGGCGGGCAATGATGGTGATTTGGAACTAAGCAATTTGTTAAGTCGCGTGGAAAGTGCAATAGCAAGTTATATTGGCTTTCCACGCTTTCTTACATCCGGTAATGTTGAACCAGTTTTAGAAGATAAAACATATACACTTTACATTGACCACACCATGCCAGATTTGCCTTTTGTGTTGCCTTTACCTATCAGGCCAATTGTGAGTATTACATCATGGCACAGCGATGTAGAGCGTCTTTATGGCTCTGATAAGCTTGTACCAAGTAGTGCATATGAGATTGACAAAGAAAATGGACGGTTAATTGTCAAAAGCACAGAAAGCGAATCAATTGAGCAAGGATTTAGAGCAAACAAAGTTGTATTGGTTGCAGGCTTTGAAAATGCTCCAGCCGACTTAGAACATGCAATTTGTGTTTTTGGTGCACATCTTCAACGGGCCAAAAGCAGCCAAGGCAAAAAAAGCACAACCCAAAGAAATGTAACAATTGCACTTTCAGACCGCACAATGCCCAAAGAAGTTAAAGAAATACTGTATCCATATAGAGTTTTTAGGCGGGTGCTGTGAAAATTACACCACAAGCTTTTGTAGATTCATTGCAAAGCATGGAAGGCAGGCTTGCAAATGCAATTGTTAAGGCCATGAAAGAAAGTGCATTAAAAATGCAAAGGCTTGCAGCTAAAAATGCAACAACCTTTCCAAGGGTAATAGATAATAATTTAAGGGGTAGCATTACTGGAACCGTAGTGCGTTATCAACAAGATGATTATTTGATTTTAAGGGCAGGTGGTAAGACAGCACCCGACAGGCCATTTTCAGAAGCGGCTGATGTGGTTTATGCTGCTATTCAAGAATACGGTGGAACAACAGATATGGCAGGTGGTGCACGGTTCATCAAACCAAAATTTTACCTCAGAAGAGCACGCGACAAAGTGCAACCCCAACTGGAAGCAGACCTTGATAGATTAATGGGAAGGGTTCTTAACGGTAAAGAGGGTTAATCATGTCAAATAGCCCAATTATAAGAATTGAAGATGCAATTAAAACAACTATTGCTGCAAATTACAATGCTGGTTTTTCAGGTGTGAACATGCAAAGCCGAGTGGTTGTTGGTGAACTTACAGACCCGCCGATTGTGCCTTATGCTACTGTAACATTTGTTGATTTTATTGAACAACATGGACAAACCCTTGGCCGTTATCAAGGCGATGCAGAATTCACTATTGTTTGTTATATAGGTGGGTCAAGTACAGAACTTGACAGCAGAAGAAAGCAAGCAATTAACCTTGCTTCTGATATGATAAGAGAAATTACAAACAATAGACAATTGGGTTTTACTGATGGCACAGTAGATGATGTGAGGTGCTCATTTTTAGCACGTGACGGTGATAAATATGGCATCCCAAATGTTGGCATTGCATACATAAGATTATTGGTAACAAGACAAACAGACAGAGGTGATTAATGGGAGGCACATGGGCTGACAATGCTTTTACATATAGGCAACCTATATCCATTCCTGTTTTTGTGACTGGTGGTGGTGGTGCAACAAATGTTGATGTGCAAGTTCAAATTCCACCAGATTGGGATGTTTTTTGGAACAATATACAAGCAAACTTTTTTGACATAAAGGTGTACACGGCCAACGGTGAAGCAGCAATTAATTACCAACGTCAAACAGGTGCTAACTTTGCAAACAGAAACCTTACATTAGAACTTGATGCAGTTGCAGTTGATGACCAATCAAGCACAAGTTTAGTGTATCTTTATTTTGGTGATAGTGGGGCAAGTTCTGACCCTTCAAGCAGTGTGACCATTTCATCTGCTGTAACAGGTACAATTTGGATTGGTAGGCCCGTTAGATTGGTGCAACCAAGTTTAAACAACAGCGGAAGAACAGAACCAGAAGTTGTTTTCACAAAACAAGCAAATGAAATTATAGACATTTGGTTTGATGTGCGCTCTTTGCTTTCTTCATACATTGACCCTTTTAATGGAAGGTTTGGGTATGAAGCCATTCAAAGAATACAGCCCAAAAGCCTTGACAGCAGTGGGAGCGATAATGACAGCAGGTATTCAAGTGCTGACACCTTCTTTTTGAATGGTTATGCCAGCATAAGAGCAAAAGGTGGTTCAAGTGGAACGGACTATGCTGTTGGGCTTGACATTTTTACAACAATCGGACAAACAATAAAAGTCAGATGTCTTTTAAAAGTTCAAAATTTATTACCATCAAGTTAGGAGTTTACAATGCCAGTTCAATTTGGAAGAAATGCATTCATCAGTGTACTAGAAGAAACAACGTATGGAAGCCTTGCGAGTGGCTCATATACAGACATGAGACTGGTTTCTTGCACACTTGGCAAAACAATCGAGCGTGCACGTAAAACACATCTAAATCACGGCACAGCAGGCTTTGTCCGTTCAACATTTGATGGTTTTAATATTACAGGTGGCAACATTACAGGCCCATTACATTATGCAGGTAATGGTGCAATATTTCTTGCTGCACTTGGTGAAGTGAATAGTTCCGCAGGTCCAGCACCAAGAACGCATACTTTTACAGTTTTAAAAAACTTGCCAAGTTTATCAATAAAATTTCACCGTGGGGATGCACAATCAGGCAATAAAACCAGAGAAAATTTTAAAGGGTGCGTTATTAATACCTTGACAATTTCATGTGCAGCAGGTGAAGAGGCACAATTCAGTGCAGAGATTATTGCACAAGATGCAGATGCAAGGGCACTTGATGCAACAACAGCAAGTTTCCCAGCAAGTGCAAATTCTGTTTTGCACCATCAAGCAAGCACCCTTGCATTTAATACCGGTGGAAGTGTCACAACATACAAAGCAAGGTCATTTGAAATTGTTATAGACAATAAGATTGAAAGACGTAATTTACTAGGTCAACAAACAACAGAAGAACCCAATACAAGCGATGTTAGAGAGGTACGGATGACCGTTACAACAGACCTAGAAGACAATCAATTGTATAATGATTTTATTACAACACCAGCAGCACAAAGTGCAGATGCAATTTTAACAATGACTGGAACCGGACATGACACAATGCGCTTTACATTATTTAATGCAGTCATTGAAGAGTATTCAGACAGTGTAACTACCTTTGGCCGTATTGAAAGAACATTCACACTTTTGGGAACGGTTGATAATAGTGGCAATGAAGCCATCAAAATTGAGATGATAAATGGCAATGCATCTCCAATCTAAAATGACAACAAAACAAGGAGAAAAAAATGTTATCTGTTTTGACAGAGATAGCCGAAAAAGCACGATGGAACCAAGAAGCATTCCAAGGCAAGCTTATTTTTTCAGGACGCGTCTTATCGCCTATAGAGGCACAAGCGGCCGGTATTGCTTCAAAGACATTAATCAGTCGGATGGTATCATCAATACAACAAGAAGAAGCAGAACAAAAGACTTTTGAACAACAAATTGAAAACATTACGCCAGAAGACATCTTAACATTTGGGGCAATGCAAGATAGGGTTTTGTGTCAAGTCATTGATAAGGCTTCACAAGATGGCGGAGAAAGTTTTGAAAAAATCAAATTAGTTCAATTTGAAGCACAACAAAATCCAGAGAAAAATGTTTTGTGGGTTGGCATGATAAGTCAGGAAGATAAAAATTCAATTTTTGAATTGGCAATGGTTTCTGTAAAGGAGGCCGCACTTCAAGCGGAAAAATTTTCAGAGTGACCAAGAATTCATCAACATTGTTGACATTATCGCAAGAAGTTACGGGTGCCTCCCGTCCAAGGTTTTACATCTTTCATGGGGTGAACTTTTCATTTGTCTTCGCTGCATCATTGCACGGTCCGAAAGGGCACAAGAAGCAATGAAGAAACGCAAAAAAGATGATATGATTTTCCCAGTCATTTCTGTCATGGAAATGATTGATATGGTGTAAAATGGCAACCACTGTCGACTACATAATGAAAGTTAATGCTCAACAAGGCATATCCAGCCTTGGAAGCATGGCAAAAAAAGCATTTGAAGCAAACAAAAGTTTGGTGGTGTTGGCTGGTGGGGCTGCTGTTGTTGGTGTTGCTGTTATTAAAATGGCAAAAACAATTGCTGCTGTTGGTGGTGCTCTTATTGATGCAACAAAAGCCACTGTGGAATTTGCACAACAAAGTTCTGATTTGATAAATGACATTAACGATTTATCAAACAGGTCTGCAATAGCAGCAGACACAATTAAAGGGTTGCAATTTGCACTTCAAGCAAGCGGACAAAATGCCAGTCAAGCAACACAACTTTTAAGCAGGTTTCCAAGTGTATTGGCACAAGCAGAAGTAGAAACCAGCAGAGCAGCAATTGGTTTTAAAAAGCTTGGTGTTCAAATACGCAATGCAGATGGCAGCCTTAGGCCAGCAAATGATTTGTTTTTAGAAACAATTGGTAGCCTTCAAGACATTGAAGACCAAACAACCCGCTCAAAAGTTGCATTTGATATTTTTGGTAGAGCTGCTGGACCATTGCTTCAAGCTTTGGGTCAAAATGAAGGCCTTAAAGAATTTGTTGAGTTTACACAAAAATTTGGTGTCCGTACAGGACCAAAAGCAAGCGATGCAGCAGCAGACTTTCAAGTTGCTATTGCAGCACTTGACACAGTCACAAAAGGCTTAAAATCATCATTTATTGAAGTCTTTGGACCACTCATTACTGATTTAATAATCAAGTTTGGTTCACAGTTGGCATTTTTACAAAGCATTATCATAAGTCTTGCAGATACCATTCAACTTGTTTTCACTGCTGCAATGAATACAGTTGTCAGGATTTTCAATGGTTTATTAGACATCATTCCAAAGCTTTTAAAAGCATTGATTGGCATGATACCAATATTTGGAAAATTTGCTATTTTGGTTATTGATTTAGCAAAACCCCTTGCACAGTTGACAGGCATTGACCAACAATTAGGAAATGTCTTTAAGGGTTTTTCAAAGAAGGTCAATCAAGCAAATGACGATGCAAAACAATTTGAAGCAACACTTAAAAAGCTAACTGCTGGAGGTTTCAAAGGGTTTGGGACTGGTGGTGCTGGTGGCGATGGTACTGGTGAAGAAGCTGCACCAACAGGAAATAATGCAGGCTTTGCAGCCTTTGTTAATGGTATTGGTTCTTTTGTTGAAGAACTTGAGACAGTGGGCAAAGATTTTGAATCAACTTTGAATGAATTGATTGATACAATACCAGACATTGCCACAAGTTTAGAACGTGCCTTTAAAATAAGTATTGCTGGCATCATTACAGATAGCATAGTTCAAGCAGCAAGTGGACCATCTGGCTTCTTAAATTTAATTGGTGGTGCACTCTCACAAGCCACAGGTGGGCTTTCTGAAGTAATAACGGGTGCAATAGTGGGTATTGCAAACCTTGGAAAAAAAACACCAGAGCAGATAAGACAAGAATTTATGGCCTTTGCAAGAGCATTTCAACTTGGTTTGGAAAGGTTGCCTGTTATTCTTGTTAAGGTTTTACCGCAATTTGTTGTGGCCATTGTAAGAGGCACAACAAAGGCAATTTTGAAACTACCAGCAATATTAGTCAAAGCAATAGGGGAGGCTCTTCAAAACCTATTCAATAACATAAAAGAGTTTATTAGACAGACTTTTACGGTAAGAGGCAAAATTGAAAAGATACAAGGCAATGTAAACGCATCTGATATGACTTTTGGACAAAGAATAATGGCAACCCTTTTAAGCGATTCATTTATGTCTGGTGGGATAATGTCTGCACAAGGTGGTGCAAAGTTTACCAAAGGTAGCAAAGGTTTTGCAATGTTACATCAAGGGGAAACGGTTTTACCAGCAAGCGGTAGAGCAGGCCAGCAGGAGCAACGCATGATGAACCAAGCAAGCGGAGCTGGTGGAATAAACATTGTCATAAACAGTGCCGTGGTTGAAAATCGTGCAATTGATGAACTTGTTAGGAAACTAGAAACAAGATTTGGTCGTTTTGGTGTGGGTAAATCACCACTGTTTGGAAGGTAAAAATGGGCAATGCAAAATTCTACTTTTACCCACAACCAAGTATCACATCATTTTTAGAAACAATTGATTTAGGTGAACCGTTAGCAGAACTGTTTTCTGAATTTGAAATAGATGCACAAGATGGTGTTAGCTACACTGGAAGAAGATACAGAACCGTTTCAAGGATTAGTGAAGTTGTACGAATTCAACGGGACCGGATGATAAGTGGGGAAGACAAAGCTGCTGAACTTATGACCCTTCAAAGCCATATTGATAGAGGCTATAGCACATTATTTGCAGCAGATTTGGATAAGGCATATGCAACCCACTTAACCAGACCAGCCAGAGCCGGAGATACAGTTATCTTTGTTGCTTCAAATGTTGTAAGAAGTATAGTTGGAAATAAGATTGTCACTGCTGGTGATTATTTAATGATTGAAAGTCAAAACCCCAATATGCGATACCAACAAGTTGAAGTGCAAAGCATTACAGCAACAGCAACAGCAGGTGGAACCATTACCTTAGTAAACCCTATTGCATTTGATTTTGACCGTGGAAGTGTAAGTGTCAGACACTATCGCTTTTGGCCAACACTTAAAAGGCCTGTAGAAAATGTTGGTTCAAACATGGTAACAAATGAAAGGGGTTTTTTGTTTTCATTAGATGTCATTATGACACCTGATTATGCAGAACTGCACAGTTTACTAATACCAGTTGGTGAAGAACTTGGCAGCCTTGAAAATGCATTGCAGTTTGACAATTCAGTAGATTCACCACTTGGCACAACAGGCAAAATTTCAGTAGCAGATGGTATAACTGACCAATTTGGAAGCGGTTTAAACATCATATCAGAACCAAACCTTACTTTCCCAACTAGACAATGACATGGTCAAACACTTTTACAACTGATTTAAAAAACAGAAGTTCACTTAGCTTTTTGTTTCGTCTTGAATTCCCAAACATAAAATTTGGTGTGGGCAAAAATTTTATCATTGATGTATCAACACAAGATTTGCAATTAGAAACTGACAGTGTGCGCATAAATGGAACAAGTGTAACCAATCAAACATTCAGCACAACATTTGGACAATTTTCAATTAATGTTGTTGGTGATTATAGAAAGTACCGTGACAAGATAAACAGAGGCCAACTAGCAGTACTTTATGTTGGCTTTGAAGATTATGCACCTTCTTCTTATCAAAGGCTAATTTGGGGCATCCTTGTTGGTATTAGAAAGGTTAATTTTAATACTTTTGAATTTGTATTTAATGATGCACTAAGCAGCATTGACAACAGACTGGACACAAAATTTGATAGTGGTTTGTCTGTTCATCGTTCACAGTTGTTTTACAGTTTGGGTCAATCGACAGACTTACTTGTTGATTTTACTGTTGCAAGCATGACACAATTAACAGTTCAAGATGTGACCATTTTTCAAAAAGAAACCGGAACAAATGGTTTGGCTTTGATAAATGACACAAACCATGGAACGCCTTTTTTTGTACAGTGGTCAAGTAAAGTTGTTGTTTCATCCCCTGCTGGGTATTTGGTGCTAACGCCAAACAGCCCATTAACGGCAAGCTATCCAAGTGAGACTGGATTGTCATTACCAACAACTATACAAGCATCAACAACAACAGTAACCAATGCAGCCCAAATTGTAGAGTTTCCACCACATATCATTGGTAAAATCATACAAAGCCAAACTGGAGCAACACTTGACACATTGCCTTCACAATGGTGTATTGGTGGACGATTGCCACCAGATTTTTATGATTATGTTGATGCAAACAATCAAAAAACTTACATCAAAGCAGCAAGCACAACATATAAATGGAGAATTGCAGTAAGTGAACCACAGACTGAATTTATGCGCATCATAACAGAGAAGGCTTCACAGTTAGGGCAGTTTCCAGTTTTAAGACAGGGCAAAATAAGTTGGCGTGGTGTTACAGACCCTTATGATGCAACAACCCCAAATCCATTAAAAAATATTATTTATGACATTACAGATGATGACATAATTTCAGTTCAAGACCATGAATTTTTTGACCCAGATACACCCGCTGTATTTGGTAAGTTTTTGATAATCAAAAACCAAGCAAACCAAACTGCAACAATTAGGCGGTCCAAAGATTTAAAAACATTACCTGCTGCATTTAATTTTGGCACCCGTTCTGATGGCCTTACATATGACCCAGACCAAAATAGAACAAATATGGCAGTTGCTGATGGTGCTAGAATGGAAAACTATATGCGCTTGATTGCGGAAAGGATTACACTGAAAACACACATCCATTTATCGCGCTTTGTTGCGGGTGATAATGTGACATTGACTTCTGCTGTTTTGTATGGCAAAAATGAAGCATCAACATATAATAGACGAATTGGTATGATTTCAAAAGTTGATATTGATTTTGGGTCGCGTGCCTGCTTTGTTACTATTTTATTTTTACCCACCTTAGGATATAGACCATGACACCAAAAATTTTAGAACATGCAAAAGCCCTTGGCTTTGTTGTATTTGATGGCGAGATGGATTTGAATTTGATTGGGGTGCGCTCATCTGTAATTGTGCCAAATAAATTTTCTGATAAATTTTATATTGTTTATAAAAAAAATGGTCAATGGTGTGAACATTGTTTTCCAGTCACCACTGTTGCCGGTTCTTATTGGTTGCAAAATCCAACCAGAGCAGAGGGAACTGCTGTTGTTGTTCATGACCGTCAATACCGTTCTGTGTGGTCAATTGGCATGCACAAAGGCAAATATGAAGCCCTTAGCCAGACAGGTTTGATTACAGTTTGGCGGGACGGCAACAAGGACGATAGAGTTGATTATGGCGGCAAAGAATATGAAGGCCATTTTGGGATAAATTGTCATAGGGCTAACCGTAACCATCAATCAATAAGCGTTGACAAGTGGTCGGCGGGTTGTCAAGTATTGGCAAACCCATCCCATTTTCATGTCTTAATGACTTTGTGTCATGCACAAAAAGCAGCAGGTTTGGGAGATAAATTTAGTTATACTCTCATTCATGAAGACACAATTAAAAGCCTTGAAGAAGGCAATTACAAACCAAAATCAAAACCCAAAAAAACCAAACCTAAAAAAACTAAATCAGGAGTTAAGTCATGTCAGGAAGAGGAATCAAAATCGCCATCGCAATCACCAAAGAAATCATCCCGCTTATCATCAAGCTCCTCCAAGAAATCGACAAAGCCAAAGCCCAAAACAGCCAAGGCGGGAGCAAAGTCACAAAAGCCGAAAGGCAGCAAATAGCCTTAGAAATGTCACTTGCAATTGTGCCTGAATTACATGACATTATTGAAAACATAATTAATAAAGAGGCATGAAAATGGACGGTTCAACAATTGAGTTTTTAACAGGACCAGCATCTGCACTTGTTTTGGCTGTAACTTTGTTGAGTGGTTTATATCGTCTTGCAGCAAAATACCTTCCGGCTTTGATTGATAGACACATCAAATTAATTGATGATATGCAAGAGGCACAACAAAAGATAAATGAAAAATTAGATAGTGTTGCCGTTACAGTCACACAAGAACATGCATCCCAAAATGAAGCAATGCGCAAGGCTATCTCTGGCGTGCACAGCCGTTTAAACCCTATTCAAGACGATTTAAAAGAGGTAAAAATCAAAGTGGGTTTAAGCAATATAAATGTTGAAGATGAATAATTTAAGTGGCTACCATTTTACGATATTTTAAATTAAAGTCCCATGTTTTGGTTGGTGAAGGACTT